ACGCAAGGTTACGTACCTTGAGGTAGAGGTTCAATTCCTCCTGGGGCGCGATTAAAGGAGCACAATGGGACGTAAGCCAGGCAAAGTAGATTTACCAAAGGGCGAAGCCCAAAAGAAAGTCTTAGCCTTACTAGAGCAAGGTAGTACCATCTCAGCGGCTATGACTGCCGTCAACCGCAACGAGGTAACCTTTCGCCAATGGGTGATGAACTCCCCTGAGTTCAAGGAAGCATCCGACAAAGCCCGCCTAGCGGGTAAAGGGGTCAAGGCTGAACTTGCCAACCTAAAGGATATTTCCTTTCCTGAGTTCTCTGAGCAGTTCTTAGACACCAAGTTGTTCCCTCACCAGTTGAACTGGATTGACCTGATTGAGGGTCGGGAACCACGCTGGCTTCACCCAAGTATGACCTATGAGCCAGGGGCATCAAACCGCGTCTTAATCAACGTGCCACCTGAGCACGCCAAGTCAACGGTTATCACAATCAACTATGTGACCTACCGCATAGCCACAGAACCTAACGTAAGAATCATTATTGTTTCTAAAACGCAGGGTATGGCTAGAAAATTTTTAAGTGCCATCAAGACCCGCCTATCCCACCCATCTTGGATTAAACTCCAGACGGCGTTTGGACCTAATGGCGGTTACAAGGCTGATTCACCTACTTGGTCAGCAGATATGATTTATCTAGGCTCAGGACGCGATTCGGGCGAAAAGGACCCTACGGTTCAAGCCCTGGGATTTGGTTCCCAGATTTACGGCGCTCGTGCCGACCTGATTATCCTAGATGACGTTGTGATGAACTCAAACGCCCACGAATGGGAAAAGCAAATTGAATGGCTTCAGAAAGAAGTTATCACACGTCTGGGACGACACGGCAAACTTATTATCGTAGGAACCCGTGTTGCCCCAGTGGATTTATACAAACAGATGAGGGACGGTTCAAACTGGACTGGCGGTAAATCTCCATTCACCTACGCTGCAATGCCAGCGGTTTTAGAATTTGATGAGAAACCTGCCAATTGGAAAACACTTTGGGCTAAGACCGATAGACCAGAGGGCGAGCAGGACGAACCAGATGCTGACGGACTTTATCCTAAATGGGATGGACCCTCGCTATTTACAAGGCGGTCTGAAGTTGCTCCGAGTGTCTGGGCTATGGTCTACCAACAAGAAGATGTCGTTGAAGACGCAATCTTCCCCCCAGCCACAGTGCAAGGTTCCGTCAACGGAATGCGAAAGCGTGGACCACTAAAGCCTGGTACTCCAGGTCATCCTAAAGCAGTTGAGGGTTTTACAGTTATGGGTCTTGACCCAGCAATGACTGGTAACACCGCTGCGGTAATTGCAACTTACAACAAGGCTGACGGGCGAATCTATATCTTAGATTGCGTCAATATGACTGACCCAACACCTCAGAAGATTAGAACTCTGATGGAAGAGTGGGTTACCAAGTACAAGCCACAAGAGTTGCGTATTGAAATTAACGCTCACCAAAAGGCTTACGCCCTAGATGATGAATTACGTAATTGGCTTGCTGCCCACGGTTGCCAACTGAACTCACACTTTACTGGCAAGAACAAGTGGGATACAGGATTTGGTGTGGCTTCAATGTCTTCACTATTTGGAAGTACCCGTGATGGCAGATTCCAAGATAACAACTTAATAGAATTACCAAGCACTGAGGGTAGTGAGGGTCTTAAGTCACTAATCCAACAGTTGATTACTTGGAAACCAGACACTCGCAACGCAACAGACTGCGTTATGGCTATGTGGTTTGCAATCATCCGCATCCGCGAAATGATGCAACAAGGTTCATATATGCAGCGTTATACCAATAACCGTTGGACCACACGAGCACAAGGCTCACAGCGAGTAAGTATAAATCTTGATGAAGCCATTGCAGAACAATGGCAACAAATATACGGATAGGAAATAAATGGCACTATCAATTGAACAGATTGATGCGCGAGTTAAGGCGCTCAAGTACCGCGCTGTAGACCGCGACCAACGTGCTCAAGACGTACTCGCAGTTCGTAAGGGCGATATTGCGTCTGTGTATCCTGACTTCTTTCCAGAGGGCGTTGATGCAAACGTAGTAGCAAACTTCGTAGATATTGTCGCACGCGACTTATCAGAAGTTATGGCTCCGCTTCCTGCGGTCAACTGTGCTGCGGCTAACTCTGTTAAGGACCGCGCTCGCAAGTTTGCAGACACTCGTACCCGTATTGCTTCAAACTACTTCTCACATTCAGACCTATCTGTGCAGATGTACACTGGCGCAGACTGGTATTTAACTTACGGCTTTCTTCCATTCATTATTGAATTGGATGAAGAAGCAAAGTTGCCGCGTATCCGCATAGAAAACCCAATAGGTGCTTACCCTGAGTTTGACCGCTATGGACGCTGCGTTGCCTTTGCAAAGAAATATATGATGCAACTAGGCGAACTTGTCGCACTATTTCCTGAATACGAGTATCAGTTACTCGGTAAGTTCCGCTACGAGCAGGACTTAACCCAACAGGTTGAGATGGTTCGCTACTACGACAAAGACCAGTCAGTTATCTACATTCCAAGCAAAGAGAACTTAGTTCTATCACAGGCTAAGAATCCTCTTGGTAAGATGATGATTGTTGTAGCGCGTAAGCCATCCATTGATGGTGATATGCGTGGTCAGTTTGACGACATCCTCGGAATCCAATTGTTACGCAACCGCTTTGCGTTGCTTGCTATGGAAGCAGCCGAGAAGAGTGTTCAGGCTCCAATTGTTCTACCATCAGACGTAAACGAATTGCAACTTGGTGGAGATGCGATTATCCGCACCGCCAACCCTGCTGCTGTACGCCGTGTAGAACTTACTTTGCCACAAGGTGCATTTACAGAGCAGACACTACTCAATCAAGAATTACGCACAGGTGCTCGTTATCCAGAGGGACGCACAGGTAACATTGATGCTTCAATTGTTACTGGTCAAGGTGTTCAAGCACTTATGGGCGCATTTGATACACAAGTTAAATCAGCACAAGCAATCTTTGCGAGCGCACTACGTGACGTTATCCAGATTTGCTTTATGGTTGATGAAGTAATTTTTCCACAAGAAAAGACAATTCGTGGCGTAGATGCTGGTTCACCTTACGAACTAACTTATTCACCTAAGAAAGACATCAAGGGTGATTACTCAGCGGATGTTCGTTACGGAATGCTTGCTGGTCTAAACCCAGCGCAAGGTCTTATCTTTATGCTACAAGCATTAGGTGGCGGTCTTATCTCTAAAGATTTGGCAATGCGTGAACTACCATTCTCAATTAACGTCACTCAAGAAATTGAAAAGATTGAAGTTGAGCAAATGCGTCAAGCATTGCTTGGTTCACTAACTGCATACACTCAGGCAATTCCTGCTATGGCAACACAAGGCGGAGACCCAACTGAGATTGTTCAGAAGATTGCTGCAGTCATCAAGGCACGCCAAAAGGGACAAGCACTTGAGGATGCGATTGAAGAAACATTCGCACCTGCAGAACAAGTTCCTCCTGCTGGTGCTGCCGCTGAAATGGTTGAGCAACCGTCCCCTGCTCCCGTAGGTGCACCAGTAGGAGGCGCTCTTCCTCCTGAAGTTAATGCTGCTGGACAACCAGCACCAGACATTATGAGCATTATCTCTACCTTATCTGGTTCAGGACAAGGTGGCGGAAGCGTACGTACAGTAGCAAGACGATAGTTTAAGAGGGGACAATGACTACCTTAATTGCATATCAAGGTCCTACTTGGGCTGTGATTGGTTGTGATTCACGTTCATCAGATGAATCAGGACGACCAATGGTTATGGCTACACATAAGATTATTGAAAACAATGGTGTGCTAATTGCAGGTAGTGGTGCAGGACGTGGCTCAAACATTATGCAATTTGGTTGGAAAGCCCCTAAACCAACTGCGGCAGAGGCACAAGACCTTGATGGTTTTGTAAGTAGAAAATTTATTCCAGAAATGCGTAAAGTATTTATGGATGCTGGCTACGATATGAAAGAAGATGGGGATGCAGCAGCGCACGATTCGGACTTTCTTGTCTGCATTCGCGGAACTATTTATCCTATCTTTGGAGATTATTCTTGGGATAGGGATAGTCGCGGTATCTATTACGCTGGCAGCGGTGGGGACGTTGCTCTTGGCTCCCTTATTGCTTACCTTGACGGTGCTGATAAGAGTGACCCACACGATATACAAGATGCGATTACGCTTGCGATAAAGAATGCTTGTGAGTGGGACATCTATACAGCCCCACCAATTATCACAAAGATTCAGTACGCAAAATGAGCAAAGAGTTTCGTACAAAAATTGAACAAGCCCTACGTCTACTTGTTGATACAGACGAAGAGGGAAAAGATTTTATCTGTTCTGGCTGGGTATTAATTACCGAATGGGCAGATTACAACGGCACACGTTACCTACATACTGAAGTAAGTTCAGAAATGACCCCGTGGAATGCGGCAGGAATGATGAGACTTGCTGAGGAATACAACAGCGAATTAATAGACATAGAGGAGGATGATGATGGCGATAGCGCCTGAAGAAAATCGTGGCGGTTTCCGTCCGACAGCGCCTCAGAATAATCCTATGAACATCAACCCTATGGGTGGCAATGGACAAAGTGGTATGAATACAGATTACACAGGTTTTGCATATAGTCAGAACAAGGCTACTAATGAGCAACGCGTTGCTGGCAACAAAGCAATCACCGCTTCAGAAGAAAGACAAGTTCCTCCTGCACCAGTTGCTGTAAATCCTATGGATTCTTTACTTGGTTCTTTAGTTCCACTTGATGCTGAAACACAGGACAATCTTCCAATCTCTGATGGTGTTGATATTGGTCGTGGTCGTGGAAGTGAAGCACTTCCTGCACGCCTTACAAATCCAATCAATCAGTCTGAAGACTTGGTAATGATTCGTAAGTATCTACCAGATTTAATGAATGCAACACGCTTACCAGGTGCGCCTGATTCTTACAAGAGATTCATCAATTACCTGAAAGCGCAAATATTGTGAGATGGCTAGAGAATAGTTTTTTTGACCATTTAGACAAGTTTGCCAATTCGCTTGGTTATGAGAACTACGCGATTGCTATACCACTTGCAATGGTTCCGTGGGAATCACCAGAGGAAAGAGACCGATTTATTTTGGCTATCACTGACGACCAAGTTCAAGGGGGAGGACCATCCACCTTTGAAGCAGGGACGGTGAAGTAATGTCTTTATGGAGTTCTTTTACAGGCACACTTAAGAATGTTGGTAAAGGTGCTGTTGAATTTGCTGGCGGTTTATTGTCGCCTGTTCTTGGTGCAGGTGCATCATTTGGTGCAGCATCTGTAGCGCGTAGCAAGCCTGAAGTTGCAGCAGCAGCAGGACTTGCATCTCAGCAAGCAATTAACAAATCTTTAGAAGCCGCTGGATTAGGTAACACACAGAAGTCAATGGCTAAGGTTGTTGACCCTGTGCTTGAACTAGCAAACAAGGCTGAACAATATGTCTTTAGCCCAATCATTGCTCGCCCTATTTCAACATATAATCTTTTAACTGACCCTGAAAGTCCACTTTACAAGTCAGACGAATTTCGTCAAGGCTTTCAGTTATCAGATGTAATTGATGCTTACAAGAGGTCTGAAAAAGTTTCTCTTGGTGTATCAATGCTTAAGTCAAAACTTAATCCATTGGGTCAATTTGAGGCTGGCATTCTTGAACTTGGTGGAATTGATGTTGATAACATTGATTTATGGGACGATAAAGACATCAAGAAAAATTTTGAAGATAATATTCTTGGTAAATTTATTACTGGAACAAATGATTTTATTATTAAGAATATTGCAATCCAGGGCGCAGGTACTGCGGCTGGTGCGGCAGTTAAGGCTGCATCAATTCGTGCAGGACTTACTACAAAGTTTCGTGTTGGTGATGCAGACGCTATGCCACAATGGGAAAACTTGGCTGATGAACATATTCGTTATCGTCAATCAGGTGGAGCAGAGGGCAACCTAAGCGTTATTGGTCAGGATATTGAAGACCTTGCTGCTTCAGATAACATCATTCAGATTACTGAAATTGCAAAGCGTCACAGTCTTAACCCAAATCTTCCACGTTTGCTTAAAGAAACAAAAGACCCACAGTTTGTTCGTGACTTATTGTTAGCAGATAAGGGCTATGGTCCAGCAATTGAGCGTCTAACTGCTGCTCAAATGTCTGATGACTTATGGTATATCGCTGATGCAACTAAGCAAGTACAGATGGACTTCCTAGAAACAGGTAAAGTTCGTACATATACAGCCGAACAGCGTGCTCGTTGGATGCAAGCATTTGATGATGCAATTGCAAAGAATCCAAAGCAACAAGAAATTTTTGATGCGTTCTTAAAAGAAGAACTAAATCCTCAGACTGGTCTTACAAGCGTAGAGCCTCGTATGTTTGGCAAAAACTATAAGCCAGCAGAACCAATTATCGGTAAGGAACTTTACGCAAAATCACGCTCTCGTGCTATGCAACTTAAGGTAGCACGCCTTGAGCGTGACTTTAGTGAGATTGGTGGAGTAACTCAAACCATTCTTGGCGGCAATATTGTTGGTGGACCTGCTACTGTTTTGATGAGAACCTTTGGAACTTATATGCCAAAGGGTCTAGTTACCAACTCTGGTCTACGTCCTCTTGATGGCGTTGATGAATTGCTTGCTGTATTTGATGACGCTCCTTTATTTACTAAAGGAACTAAGTTCATTGTTACAGATGACCTTACCGCTATGACTGTATCAGACTATCGCCGTAAGATTATTGATGAATTTGTCTCTGCTCAAACAGATGCTGCTCGTGCAGAAGTAATTGATAGCCTTAATAAGCGTCTTGCTCGTACAGTTGCATATAGCCGTGGCTTCTACAATAACGAAATCATTGACCAGTTCGTAGAAGAGTTGATGAGTAACGTACGTGCGGTGCACGGAGACCTACGTCAGTATGGTCACTCTATGGACCCGACTGGTGTTCGTATCTCAGTTGATATTAAAACCCAGCGTCAACTAAATAATGCTATGCCAATGCTTCCATTTGGCGAACTTGACCGTATGATTCTACGTGCTGCCCGCCGCGAGAAGAATGTTGTTGTAGGTTCTGTAAAAAATGCAGCAGGTCTTACAAAAGATGCTGCACGTTCTGTTTTTGAATTAGGAAATAAGGCTTTCTCCCTAAATCAGTTGTACCGATTCTCATATATTCCTAAGAACTCCGTAATGGAACCTATGATTTCTGGTGTTCTTGCAGAGGGTTCAGGATTTGCTCAAGCAATGGCTACAACTGCAGCAAAAAGTACCATTCAAAATGGCATTAACTTTGTTATGCGTAACATTGAGAAGTCAAAGACTATCTTTCCTAGCGCAAAGAAAGAAATCCAGCGCGAACTTAACGCTTTGTCCGAGCAATACAACCAGGCAATCATTATTCGTGACCAGGTTTATGCACAATACGAACAGTTCTTTAGCAAAGTTCCAGGTGTATCACCAAAAGCAAGGGCTGATTGGGCTGATATTGTAAAGAAAGATTTACGTGCAGCCGAGAAGATAGTAGATAACATTGAGGCTAACCTTAATCGTTACACTGTTGAGTATGGCAAGCCTATTGAAGTACCATCTGTATACAACTTAAGACGTAGAATTGAAACTCTTAAGGAAGCAAAAGACCCGCGCTATGCGGCAGATATTGCTAATGCAGAGGCTGCTATTGCTAAGGCTGTTGGAGATATAAATACCCTAGCACCTGAACTTAATGTAATGACCCAAGAGATTGCTAAGGCTTACGACAATATTGGCAAGGCTCTTACCGCTATTGGACCTAAGTTAAAGGAACGAGCAGACCTATTTTCTGTAGCAGAAGCGCGTTATGCTAAGAAACCAGTAATGCCAGATACAGTAAAGCGTACTTTATCTAATGGTCAGGTTGTTGAGTTTCCATCATTTACTAACGAGAACTATCTTGGCTCTGCATATATGAGTGAAATTGCTAACACCAATACACGTACCCTTGAAGTTCTAGGTAATAAGGCTACTGTTGCAAAGATTAATACTATCTTCCGTAATAGCCCAGCAAGTATTACTAACGTAGCAGACCCACTTTACTTTGGTGAATTGACTTATGTAGTTAATAACTTTATGCGTGGTGACGTTTTGATTGACCAGATTCTTGCTGGTGCATCACGTCCTCAACTACTTGAATGGGCGCTATCTAATCGTGGTGCATCTTATGCACGTAATCAAGGGCGTTCTCCTGAAGATATTGTTAAAATAGTTGATGAGGCTATCTCATACGTCAATCGCTACCTACCAACTGCAGAAGCACAGCGTCTTGCTGCAGCAGGAACCGTAAGAGAAACAGACTTGCAGCGCGTATTGGCAGATAAGTTGGACCAGATGGTTCCTATTCAGCCACTAGAAGTTCCTTATGGTAAGCCAACAACTATTACTCGTCAGTTAGGTGCAGCCGCGGATAGCCTAACATCTGCAGCATTCCGTCAACTAGGTAAGCCTGAGAACCTTATTCGTGAAGTATGGGGCACAGTATCACACGCATCACGTACAGTTGCTAAGGCTGAAATGCTTGTAGCACAAGGTCAAGAAGTATCTCTATCAACCTTAATGGCTATACGTCAGGCTGCAGCAGCAGAACTTGTAGCAGATGTATCTAAAGTTTTCTATACAATTCCACGTCAACAGCGTGCGTTATACCTAGCAAGAACAACAATGACGTTTCCTAATGCTATGGCTAGTGGTATTTACCGCTATACAGGATTTGCTGCTAGACAACCTAAACGTACTGCTGGTTTTCTTAATTCTTACTACAGCCTATATAACTCATATGGTGTAGATAAGTATGGTAATCCAATAGAGAACCCAATGGATGCAGAGTATCTATTAATTCCTGGTACAAAGGAAATGGGATTTAATAAGGGCAAAGGCATTATTGTTTCAGCACGTGCAACTAACTTTATTGCCAACTTGCCTGGTGCATCTTGGGCAGTTCCTGTTTTAGTAAGTGAGTTTGTAGGCAATAAGCCAGATACAAATGAAGAACTTAAGAAACTTGTTGATAAAACTATTGGCAAGATTCCTAACTATTCATATGATGACCTATTCCCATTTGGCGTAGAGACTACTGTAACAAAGCAACTAGCAAAGACATTTGTTCCTGCGTGGGCAAGGAACCTAAAGACCGCTCTATCTAAAGATATGACTGATGAGATGTGGGTAGATTCACTTATCTCTGAATCAAATCGTCAATGGATTCTTTATGAGATGGGTGACGGTCCAAAGCCTACAGAAGAAAGCGTAATGAAAGGTACACAAAGTATCTACTTGCGTAAGTTCCGTACCCAATTCTTCTCGCTTCTTGGTTCAGCGCAGTATGTTGAAACAAAGCCAGATAGCCTATTCACTGACTACTACAATATGTTGGTCAATAAGTATAAGGCTAAGGGCTTAAGCGATACTAAGTCATACGAAGCGGCACAGAAAGAGTTCCAATCTCGTATGGCTATGCCAGGCGCAGAGTTCCCAATTGATAGATTATTCGTATCATCACAGGAAAAGCGTGCATATATCACGCCATCTGCTAAGGCTTATAGCCGAGTATGGGATGATTTCAAGGGTCTTGCTAAGGAACTAGAAGCGGTTAATCCTATTATCGTAGGTTTGCTTACAGCAGACTTGCCAAAGGAATATAACCCACAGGTTAATAAGTTCCTCAATGACCCTAATACAACACTACCTGGTGGCACAGTTCTTAATACACAACTTAAGACACCAGCAATGGTAGAGGATGAACTTACTAAGTCTCGTTACTGGAAAGCATATAGCGAATATAAGGACCAGTTGAACCAGGCTGCTAAGGATGCTGGCTATGCAAGTTACCGCAGCGTACCTGATTTAGTAGATGCTTTGCGTACATATGCAAACACAACACTTAAGGCAGGAAGCGAAGTCTGGTATGCAGAGTACAAGCAGAATATTACAAAGGGCGATTTAGCCTGGGCTAATGCTTACGGTCTAACAAAGATTGTAAAGAACAAAGAGTTTATGGATAAGTTTGGCAATACTCAGTTCTGGGTACACGCTAAGGCTTTTGTTGATTACCGAAACTCTGTAGTTAAAGCATACAAAGATGCACCAACTGGAACAAAGAATCAGGTAAAAGAACAATGGTTAGGTTACCTTGAATCAAGCCTAGATTTGTGGGACCCAGTAATGCAAAACATCATCAATAGATATTTCCAAAATGATAGTCTGGAGGATATTGGCTAATGGCTGGAGAGAAACCACCTGCAGGACCTACGATTATAGTATCGCCAAAGGGTTCTAAAAAAGAGATTTCTTATATCTGGATGCCAGACAAGAATGGCAATTTAGTTAAGGCTGATGCGTCTGTAGTCAAGAAAGCATTTGCTTCTCTACCCGAAGCGGCTGTTCTGGCACTACAAGAGTTCTTAATCTCAGTAGAGAACAAGACTTCTCCTACCCGTGCACAACGCCAGACCCTTTGGAATAGCATCATTGATGGTGCAGTTGCAGCATTCGAAGGTGGCAAGAAGCAATCTCCGTGGGATGTTCTAAATACTCTTACCAAGAATGCACCAGATGTTACTGGTACAACTATCTCATATACAGAGTATGACGACATAACATCTAATGCTTTGCTTAATAAGATTTCTGCAAGTCTAGGTTATGACCCTAATCTATTTACTGCTGAAGACCGTAAAGACTTCTTTGATAAGTTACAGGCAGAAGCCAAACTGGGTGGCAAGACAGTTACTCGTAAGGCTAAAGATGGTGGCATTGAGCAGGTAACTACTCCATCACTATTTGATGCTAAGGCTTTTACTGAATCATATATCTGGGCTAAGGCTACATTGGGTGATATTAAGAACCTACCAACTAAAGCCCTTACTGCTATCCAAAATGTAAAGACACTACTTAAGTCATATGGCATTAGCAATCTAAGTGATAAAGAGATTAGCAACTATGGAATCAATATTGCATCAGGTGGGCTAGACCTAACAAAGTTTAAGATTGATTTATCTACTCAGGCTCAGAAGTATTATCCAGCATTAGCAAAGCGTCTAGCAGATAACCCTGACTTAACCGTTTCAGATATTGCTAATCCAATTGTAAACATTCTTGCAAGCACTTGGGAAATGGACCCTAGCGTATTCACTCTTGATAATCCAGATGTTGACCGCTTCTTACGTCCTGATGGTGTAAAGGGTGATGCTGCATTCCCTACAACAGCACAGATTTATGAGTGGGCAATCAATCATCCTAACTTTGAAAAGACAACAAAGGCTAAAGGTATGGCAATGGATAGCGCAGTTGGCGTAGCACGAGCAATGGGATTCGGGGTATAAATGCCTAAAGATATAATGATGACTGATGGTGGAGAAATCTCATTAACACCACCACAGGTACAGGCACAGGTCCAACTAGAATCACTTAACGCCGCACGTACTGGATTGAACAATGCCTTGATTAATGCTGGCTTAACAACTCCTACTGATATTGCTGGCGCAAAGCCATTTACTCAGCCTATGACTATTGCTGGTCAAACTGACGGAGTTGCAAATGTAACTGATGATGAATGGGTTACCAACTGGCGTAGTGGATTAAAGGCTAAAAAGGGAACACCTCTAGGAAACTTATTTGAAAAGCAAAATGCTGAACGTGATGTTCGCAATGCCGCTTATGCCGATAAGCCTACTGAAGACCCAGGCGAGGGATACTACTGGCAGTGGCAAGAACGTAACCAAAAGTGGGCGAAGATACGTGCAACTGGATTTGGTAGCACATCAACAGGTGGTGGAAAGACTGTAGTTTCAACTACTACAGATGCCAATGGTAATACTATTATCACTTACTCAGATGGTACAACACAGATAATTCCTGGTGGTGGTGGAAACAATACCAATAAAACAACTTCTACTACAACCAATGCACCTGTTACTCCATCTTTGGCTGTAGATGTATTTAAGAACACACTGGCTCTTTTCTTTGGTCAAGAAGAAATGGCAAAGCCGTGGGCAAATGAACTATACGCAGCCGTATCTAAGTTCTATAAGACTGGCGCGACAGTAGATGAATCATTTAACTTAGCACTACAAGATGCTAGAAAGAATCCTGCTTTAGTTGATTTCACCAAGCGATTCAAAGGTATCTTTGACTTACAGGATAAGCGTGCTGCAGGTCAACCAGTAACAGTTCCAACTATTGCAGAATACTTTGCTACTCAGTCTAAGATGGCTGACTTGCTTAAGACAACAGGGTTAAATGATTTAGCAACTGAAGACTTCTTGGGAGATGTAATTGGTAAAGGTGTATCTGCTACAGAGTTTGGTAACCGAATCACAAACATCTTTGACCGAATTGACTTAGCACCACAAGAAATGAAAGACACTCTTGCTCGCTACTTCCCAACCTTAGACCGCACTCAGTTGGCTAAGGCTTTGGCTCTTGGTGAGAAAGGTTCTATGCAGTTACAGAAAGAACTTGCAGGTTATGAAGTTCTTGCTGCTGCTGAGGAACAAGGTCTTGGTGCTTTAGGTGTAGGTGCAATTGCTGGTGGCTTAACTGAAGAGCGTGCAGCATCTCTTGCTGCAGCGGGTGAGACATATCAGTCAGCACTAGGTAAGTTTAAGACTGTTTCACAACTTAGAGAACCAGCAGCAAAACTTGCTGGTATCTATGGTATGGAACCTATGACCCAAGCAGATATTGAGAACATTGTTTTCAAGCAATCAGCACGAGAATCTGAAGCATTACAGAATCTAGCAAACCTAGAACTATCAGCATTTAGTGGACAAGCAGGAACCATTGGTAGCCGCTCGTTCGCATCACAAGCCAGAGGTTCTGGCTTAATCTAAAAGAATCCTGAACGGACCGACCAGCCCCGTCAGTGTAACAGACTGGTAGCAGAAGCCAACCCACTCCCCCTGGTGCAAGTTGTGGTCTGCGACTAACAACGAATAGAAAGGGTGGTTGCTATGAGCAACAACTACTGGGAAGACGAAGACGAAGACCTAGATAACGTAGAACTTAGTGATGGTGGTGACTTAGTTAAAAAGTTACGCAAAGCCAATCGCGCAAGTGAAAAACGTATTAAGGAACTCACTGAGCAACTTGAGGGATTTTCCAAGACGCAGCGTGAATCAACCGTCAAATCAGTCCTAGAAAAAAAGGGAGTTAATCCAAAGGCTGCACGTCTTATCTTGAAAGACCTGGACGACATTAACGAGGAGACAGTTAATAACTGGCTTGATGATAATGCCGACCTATTTGGTATTCAAGTAGAAGAGCCTCAGAACAAACAAGACCTTGCGGCATTACGCCAGCAAGACATTGTTTCACAGAGTGCAACAACTCCCGACAGAGCAGATGAAATAGAACTCCGTCTGAATAACGCTTCAAGCGCAGAGGAACTAATTGCAATGCTCCGTTCGCAGCAATAAACAATCCGTTCATAGTCATAGGAGACTTAAACAATGTCCAACCAATATACAGATACCTCCAGCACCTCGCTCGGCGGTACAGTAGGCGGTGCTGGTCTTGTCCAGAAAGCGTATGACCGTCTTCTGGAGTTCGCTCTCCGCGCAGAACCACTAATCCGTTCAGTCGCAGATAAGCGCCCAGCACGTCAAGCAATGCCTGGTCAAACCGTAGTTCTACAGAAGTACGTTGACCTTGATGCTGTAACCAGCACACTAACAGAGACAACTGACCCAGATGCAGTTGCTCTATCAACACCAACATCAGTAACTGTAACTCTTAACGAGTACGGTAACGCAGTTCTTGTAACTCGTGCACTTGAATTATTCTCACTTGCAGATGTTGACCCAGCAATCGCTAACATCATTGCATTCAACCTAGCAGATTCAATTGACCAGGTTGCAATGACCACCCTACGTTCAGGTTCAAACAACCTTTACTCAGGTTCTGCAACCACAGTTGCAACAGTTGCTGCTTCAGACACAATTGATTCAGCAGACATCCGCAAGGTTGTTGCTAAGTTGCGTTCTAATAAGGCAACCTACCGCCGTGGCTCAGAATACTGGGCAGGTATCCACCCAGAAGTTTCACACGACCTACGTGCAGAAACAGGAAATATGGGCTGGAACTTCGTTCACGCACAGACATCTCCATCAGTGGATAAGATTTGGGCTGGCGAAATCGGTCAGTACGAGGGTGCATTCTTCGTAGAATCTCCACGTCTTTACAACGCTAAGTCAGGTGCAGACCAGACAGCACTTGCTACAACAGCAGCAACAGTTGCTGGTGTATCAGCAGGTTACACACTAGGTGTTGCATCATCTTCTGTTATCGCATCTCGCGCAGAAGTTGGCGACAAGATTTCAGGAACAGGTATCGCTTCAGGCGCTAAGATTTCTGCAATCTCAACATCAGGTTCAACAACCACAATCACAGTAGATACCGCTAACACAGGCGCTGTTACTGTTTCAACAACCATCACTGTAACTCCAGTAACTCGTGTATTCAACACAATCGTTGCTGGTGCACAGGCTATGGCTGAAGCAGTTGCAGAAGAGCCACACATTGTTATCGGTAACGTAACAGATAAGTTGATGCGTTTCCGCCCAATGGGTTGGTACGGCGTACTTGGCTTCGCTGTCTACCGTGATGAGGCTCTATACCGAATCACTTCAGGTTCATCAATCGCTGCTAAGTAGTTGGTTGACTGTAGGGCTTGGGGCAACTCAAGCCTTATGGTGGATTCACTAAGGAGGAACTATGACTAACTGGACATTCGTAACACCAACAGTCCTTGAGGGACCTATTGGTGGCAGTGCCCGTTTGTGGGAGTTCTATGAGCAGGACAGAGGCGTAACAATTGTTATGCAGACCAGCGGAACTTACAGACAAATCCGTTACCCAGAAGACGGAACTTTGGATACTTACCCACAAGTTTATCGCGGTGGATACAACTACACAGTAGACGATACAACTAAAGCAGCACTAATTGCGGGGGGCGTAGGTGTTACAGAATCAAACTTCACAGCACAGTAGTCATATAAGCAAGGTTCTTGAGTGGGGCTTTGATGAGCACCATAACTTCAAGCCATCACTATATGGATGTGTCTTATGTGATGCTACTTCAGATACTCCATTCAAGGATGAAGAAGAGATTGAGTATGACCACATTGATTGTGGCGAAGATTGCTTTGGATGCAAAGTTAGAACACTAGAACTTAATACTGGTGATGCTAACAGCAAAAAGAATATGAGCAATAAAAAGTTCAATAAAGAACTTGATGCCTACAAGGATGCTCGTAAGCAAGGCATACAACCTGGCGGAACTTCTATGGCAAAGATAGAAGCAGCGGTAACGGCTTCCGAAAGATTGGGCAAAGCCTATGATGGCAACTCAATGATTTCGGCAGAAAAGATAACACCAACAATAGCAAAGACAATGAAAGAACTGGGAGCATAGTATGTCTATGAAAGGCGAAAAGTATTCATCAAAGAAGATGATGAAGAAGCACGAAAAGTCTGAGGGCAAGAAAGAAATGATGATGGAATACGGCAAGAAGAAAGCCGTAAAGAAGATGGCTATGAAGAAGATGGGCAAGAAGAAGTAAGATGGCGTATATGCGACCAAACCCAAAGGGCAAGGTTACTCCTGCTCCAAAGCCAAAGGCTAAACCATCACCAGCATTACCAAGTCTTGAAGAGTTTAAGCAGTCTGCAGCATATCGCTCAGGCGCTATGACCTACAAACAGTATCTTGATTACTTCAAGTCACGCGGAGGAATGTAATGAAGAAGACTAAAGGTGCTAAGAAAGTTGCCAAAGTTATGAAAGAGTTCAAATCTGGCACACTTCATTCAGGCAAAAAGGGACCAGTAGTAAAGTCAAAGAAGCAAGCAGTTGCTATCGCACTAAGCGAAGCAGGAATGGCTAAGAAGAAAAAGAAATGAAAAAAGACCCACGACTAGAGCGAGCAGGAGTGTCTGGTTACAACAAGCCAAAGCGCACACCTAAGCACCCAACTAAGTCACACGTTGTTGTGGCTAAAGAGGGCGACAAGGTTAAGACTATTCGCTTTGGTCAACAGGGTGTAACTGGGGACAAACAACCAACAGCAAGACAGAAATCATTTAAGGCACGCCATAAGGCAAACATTGCTAAAGGCAAGATGAGCGCAGCGTACTGGGCAGATAAGGTGAAGTGGTGAAGAAGAAAGCATTCTGGGATAAGAAGAATCCTAATAAGAAATCTACACCACTTACTCCAGCGCAGAAGACTGCTGCTAAGAAGCGTGCAAAGGCTGCGGGTAGACCTTACCCAAATCTAGTAGACAATGCAGCAGTTAAGAGAAAGGCTAAGTAATGGCAGGTGAAGCAGGTAGCACATTTACTGACGAGTTAAATCGTCTTGCCAATGGTGGCGCAAGTTATCCAGGTCTAGCCTCTTATCTTGCAGATACTGGCGCAGCAAATGAATGGGCTGGTACAACAGGCAAGGCTCTGCTTGGTGCTCTTAACTATAAGGCAGACCCAACACGTCAGCCTGACGATTACAAGGGCTTAGGAGCAGTTTGTAACGAACTAGCGGGGACTACAGATTTATCACCAGTTGACGCATTAAGGAGCATCACTTCGTGACCACTACTCTTACAAATCTTATTGATGAAGTTCTCATCAATCTCTCAGGTTATACATTCCAGCAAGAGCGTTCAACATATCTAACTCAGGCTGTAACCACAACCACATCTCCATCATCTAGCCCTACCATCTTAAGTCTTGGTTCTACTCAGGATATTGGTAAGGGTGTTATTGAAATTGATGAGGAACTAATCTGGGTTGATTCATTTGACCGCGTTGCTAACACAGCAACTATTGCTCCTTATGGTCGCGGATACTTGGGTACTACAGCGGCAACTCACGCAATTGACGTTAAGGTAACCGTATCTCCAATCTTCCCACGCTACTCAGTTAAGCGTGCAATCAATGATACAATTGGTGCTGTTGGAACTCAGTTGATGGCTATTAAGAATACAACCTTTACCTGGAACGCAGCAGTCAATACATATGGATTTAATGATTTGAACATTGACCGAATCTTACGTCTTGAGTGGCAAGATGTTGGACCATCTCAGGAATGGATTCCTATTCGCCGTTGGGATTTTGATTCACTAGCGGATGAAACAGTCTGGGGTTCTGGTGCTCAGACAATTACAATTGGTGATTACGTAACAGCGGGACGCACAGTTAAGGTTACCTACATCACACAGCCAACAACTTTATCAAATAGCAATGATGACTTCCAGACAACTACAGGTTTACCTGGAACATCTAAAGATGTAATTATTCTAGGTGCAGCGTACCGACTACTCTCATTCCTTGACCCAGCACGTGCTGGTCAGTTAAGCCCACAGGCTGACGAGACTGATGGTAAGCGTCCATACAACGCATCTGGTAATGCTACTAAGCAACTTTACGCTCTGTATGTCCAGCGTCTCAATGAAGAGATTAAGGCACAGCAGGGTCAATTCCCACTACGAGTTCACTACAGCCGATAGGAACCTGAATGACTACACGCCAATACTCATCCCGCTCACAGCAGACAACACTGACTGGAGCAATCACTTCAGGTGCAACCTCGTTTACAGTTGTATCTGGCACTGCTCTGCTAGGTGGTGTAACAATCCCAGCAGGAAGAACATTTACATTAGTTCTTGACCCAGATACAGCGATTGAAGAAATTGTAGATGCCACTGCAGTATCTACCAATACTTTTACAATCACTCGTGCTATTGATGGTTCAACTGCTCAAGACCACTCAGCGGGTGCTGTTGTTCGCCATATGGCAATTGGTCGTGACTATCGTGATGCTAACCTACACGCTGAAGCGTCTGCTTACTACAATGATGGTAGTGGCTCAGGTCACACTCTTCACGGCATCTCATCAGGTGAGGGTGATGTAGTAGGTACTGCTAAGACACAAACTCTTACCAACAAGACTTTAACTTCCCCAACTATCTCTGACCCAACCATTACTGGTACAGCATCTGCTGGCGCAGTATTGGTCTTTGAGGGTACAACTTCTGACGCATATGAAACTACGCTGACTGTAGTTGACCCAACTCAGGATAATACAATCACACTGCCTAATACAACGGGCACAGTGGTAATTGTTGATGCAACTCAGACCCTAACCAATAAGACCCTGACCAGTCCTATCATTGGTGGTAGCCCAGTCATTACTGGTCTATCTAGCGCAGGTATGTCTGATACCTCAGCAACTCCTAAGAATTACGTAGATAGCATTTTAGGTTCTGCTACGGCAGCAGCAACCTCAGCAGCATCCGCTGCAACCAGTGCATCTAGCGCAGCAACTTCTGCTACAAGTGCAGCAGCAAGTGCGACCTCTGCTGCTAACTCAGCAAGTGCTGCAGCGACCAGCGCAACTAGCGCATCTAACTCTGCTAGTGCTGCAAGCACCTCAGCAAGTTCAGCATCTACTAGCGCCTCAAGTGCTGCTACATCTGCATCTTCTGCAGCCACATCTGCTACCTCCGCAGCAAACTCTGCAACTACTGCAGCCAACTCAGTAGCAGCAATCGCTGGCTATGCAACCACTGCTTCTAACTCAGCATCTGCAGCGGCTACCTCAGCATCCAGTGCTTCAACTAGCGCGTCATCTGCCGCTACCTCAGCGTCAAGTGCAGCGACTTCTGCATCATCTGCAAGCACATCAGCATCATCTGCTTTGACTTCTGCTAACTCAGCAGCGGTATCTGCAGCCAGTGCAGCAGCAGCAGTAACTACAGCAATCCAGGCAAGCATCATTGATGCTAAGGGTGATTTGATTGTAGGCTCTGCAGCAGACACAGCAGCAAGACTAGGCGTAGGAACTGACGGATATGTTCTAACCGCAGCATCTACTGCTACCTATGGAATCCAATGGGCAGCGGCTGCAGCAACCTATACCGCTCCTACTCTTGGTACTACAACTCTTACCTCTGGCACAACAGTATCAACAGTAACTGCGCTAACTCTAAGCAACGCAACCTTGACTGGCACATTAACCGCAGGTGCTTCTTCAGGTACTAGCGGTCAGTATCTACAATCAACTGGCACTGGTGTACAATGGAACACAGTAGATGCACTACCAAGCCAGACTGGAAACTCAGGAAAGTATTTGACTACGAACGGAACATCTGCTTCTTGGTCAACAATCGTAACCGACCCAACACCGTCAGTATTTATGCTGATGGGCGCTTAAGGAGAAATAATGTCTAAAAAAGTTCTTGGGCAATCAAACCCATCAGCAACTACAGTAACAACTCTATATACAGTTCCCTCCTCAAAGGAAGCGGTTGTATCTAGTATTTCAGTAGCAAACCTCACATCAACTGCCGCTACATTCCGTATTATTATTCAACCTTCTGCTGATGTATCAGCAACCATTTTGAATAAACAATACTTTGGATATGATATTACGGTTGGCGCTTCTGATACCACAATTATTACAGTAGGTCTAACACTCGCTACTGGAGACGTAATCAAAGTTTATGCTTCTACTGCAAATATTGCTTTCCAAGCGTTTGGAGATGAGGCTGCTGCCTAATGTCTATTTCAAGTTTCAAGACAGGTGTTGTTTCACCTTCTAGTTTGCTTGCTGGTAATTCTTATTACACACCAACCGTATCAGTTGATTACTTGATTGTTGCAGGTGGAGGTTCTGGTTTAGGTCGTGGTTCCCGCGGTGGCGGTGGAGGCGGTGCTGGTGGTTTATTAACTGGCACAACTGGCTTAACTACTGGAACTTCTTATACTGTAACTGTTGGCGCTGGTGCGCCAGGTGGAGGTTCTCCTGGAGATGGAAGTAATTCTGTACTAGGTTCATTCACTTGTTATGGCGGTGGTATGGGCGCTTATGGCGGAAACGGTAATCCTGGTGGTTCTGGTGGTGGTGCTTGCGGTGATGGTAATAACACAGGTGGTGCTGGAACTTCTGGACAAGGATATGCTGGTGGTAACTCTGTAACTTATGGAGGTGGTGGCGGAGGCGGTGCTGGCGGTGTTGGAGCCAATGGCGGTTCTGGCGCTGGCGGTACTGGTGGCATTGGTGTAACTAGTAGCATTTCTGGCACATCAACAAACTATGCTGGCGGTGGAGGTGGTGGAGCCTACGCTGGTTCTGGTGGTTCCGCTTCTTATGGAGGAGGTGCGGGAAGTTCTGGAGGACAAGGAACTTCAGGTACTGTAAACACAGGTGGCGGTGGAGGTGGTGGAGATGGTAGTACTGATTTCCTAAACTCTGCTGGTGGTTCAGGTATTGTAATTGTTAGAGCATTGCAAGCAGCAACATCTACTACAGGTTCTCCTACTTATACTACATCTGGTTCATATCATATTTATAAATTTACTGGTTCAGGCACTATTACTTACTAAGGAATACAATGGCAATTAGAAGTCTTAAGACAGGTATATTCAGCCGTAGTTTACTTGTTGGTAACAACGCATACAATCCAATATTAACTGATATTTTAGTAATTGGAGGTGGTGGCGGAAGCCAAACACAAGGCGGTGGCGCAGGTGCTGGTGGTATTGCTTATGGTTCTTCTTATGCTCTTATTGTTGGAACTTCTTATACTGTTACCGTAGGTGCTGGTGGTGCAATAAGTACTAATGGAAATAATTCTACTGTTTCTGGCATAACTGCTGTCGGTGGTGGTTATGGTGGTTCTCGTTACAGCACTGTTGGTGGCGCTGGCGGGTCTGGTGGCTGTGGTGGTTGGAATGGCGGTGCTGGCAGTGCTGGTGGAACTGCAACTCAAACATCAGGAACTGGTTATACAGGATATGGAAATACTGGCGGAACATCTATTTCTTTTTCTTCAACATCAAAAGAAGGTTATGGTGGCGGCGGAGGCGCTGGAACTGCTGGAACAAATGGAACTACATCAAATGCTGGTGCAGGTGGAGACGGTTTAAATACTTGGTCTACTTGGGCTAGTGCAACATCAACTGGCGCTAGTGGTTACTATGCAGGTGGTGGAGGTGGTGGATACTCTACGTCTGGTTCAGCAGCAAACGGCGGACTTGGTGGTGGCGGTAATGGAAGCAACTCTGGCGCTGGTCAAAACGGTACAGCAAATACTGGAGGTGGAGCAGGTGGCTCTAATGGTTCTGCTTCTGGCGCTACTGGAGGTTCAGGTCTTGTAATATTTAGACTTGCTGGAAACATCACTGCAGCATCAACAACAGGCTCACCTACAAGAGTTGTTACTGGTGGATACACTTACTATACATTTACAAGCACAGGTTCAATTACATTCTAAGGAAAATCAATGGCACACTTTGCACAACTAGATGAAAACAATATAGTTACTCAAGTTATTGTAGTAGCCAATGATGAGTTGCTACTTGATGGAGTAGAATCAGAAACTAAAGGCGTACTCTTCTGCAAGTCTTTATTTGGTGAAGATACTCGTTGGGTTCAGACTTCATACAATGGAACCTTCCGCAAGAATTATGCTGGTATTGGAAGCACTTATGACCCTATTGCTGACCATTTCTTTGCCCCTCAACCATACCCATCTTGGACACTAGATGATAATGCTAGATGGCAGCCTCCTACTCCATACCCTTCTGATGGCAAGTTTTATATTTGGAATGAAGCAACTCTATCTTGGGATGAGGTAACAGATGGCAGTAACTAGTATTGCCAATAAGTTAAAGCGTGGTAGTTTATTAGTAGGCAACTCTTATTATGTGCCACCTTCATTTGAGTCCATTGCTACTGTAACAGGCACAGGTTCTAGCGGAACAATTACCTTTAGTTCTATTCCTGGAACTTATACACATTTACAATTAAGATATTTGTCTAGAGGCACAACTGATAACGTTATGTATTTAAGAATAAATAGCGATACTGGTACAAATTATTCTG